ATTTCAAAGACACGCTCTGGACAATCAACACCAGTGCTGTATCCTTTCTGAGCATCAAACAGAACTTGACGAACTGCTGCTGCAGCACGAACGGGCATAGTAATAGTTACTTGACTCACAGATCTCCCTCCACACGATTTTCAGAACGGTAAACATCAAAAGCACCCTCAGGATAACGAGCACTCAACTTCTCATAATTCATTTCCATAATCTCACGGAAGTTGGTATCAAGTGCCATACACGCCTGAGCAATATACCACATAATATCACCAAGTTCACGCTTCATATGGAAGACACTTTCTTCATTATAAGGCTTACCTTGGAGGAAGATTTTCTTCACAACTTCAGTAAACTCACCTGCTTCTGCAGTCATACCAAGAGCAGCAGTCAGAAGACGGGGAACATCAACATCAGATTCAACTTCAAGTTGACTAAGGCGAGAAAGCAAGTCTGCATAGTTAGTGCTTGCAGGACTTGTGGTTTGGCGAACAAAGTCAATATACTTATTACTATCAATTACTTTATTTTCAGTCATGGTAATCAGGAATAAAAGGTTCTAGTTCAGATTGGGGTAAAATTTGTTGTGCTGGTATTTCTTGTCCTCCGATTTTAATGCTTGGGAGTTCAAGTTTTGATAGTTGAATATCAACTGTTTGAGAGTATTGGAGTCTGTTTGTTTTGTAAGTTCCTTTTCTATAATCTGCTAATTGTTTGGCATCAGATTCACTGCCACAATCAGCAATCTTTTTACCTCCACTATCAAATACCGTATAGTAAATCAAAACTTAAATCCCTCAAATGATTTTTTAGGTTTTCTTTCTTCAAAATCATACTCCTCTTCTTTGCCGTTGTCAAGAATGTCTTCTTGAGCAGATTGTTCACAGTCATACAAACGCATCTTTGCTCTATCAATACCAACCACAAAACGTTTATGAATAGTTGGATCGTTATATCGATTCTTCAATTGCTTCACAAGGATTTGTCCAAGCCCTTCAAGGTCATCAGTAGAAATAAGGGCAAACATAAGATCAGCAGTAGCAGGGAGGCCAAAGGATTCACTAGTATCAGTAAGTTCAACATCACTGCTACCATAACCAGAGCGAGTGGTCTGCGTGGCAGAAACGATAGGGACGTTTGCCTCAACAGCCAACCCTCGAAGTTCCTCAGCAATTGCTTTGATATAAGAATATGAATTGACAGCACTGTTTCCGCGATACCTGCTGGAAGCACATATATTAAGGTAATCAATGAAAATAATATCAGGACGGAATGACTTCTTAAGTGCAAGTTCATTAAGAAGTGACTTAAAGTGTCCACTGTGTGCTGATGCTGTAGGGTACTCTTTAATAATTAGGGTGCCTTGAGTCTTCTTTGCAAGATTGTTGACTTTGGTATCAAACATCTGCTTTGGAAGTTCAACTATTTCCTGAATAGGAACATTAAGAAGGTTGGCATCAATTCTTTCCGCAATTCGTTCCTCTGCCATCTCAAGTGTGATGTAGAGAACGTTCTTTCCTTGCAGTAAGACGGAACTAGCGACATGGCACATGAATAGGCTTTTTCCGACACCCGTACCAGCAAGAGCGATGTTGAGAGTTTTATTAGGCAAACCACCTTTTGTGATTTTGTTAAAGTATTCAAGATCGAAAGAGATTTTCTCCTCTTTTCTATGATATGTCTCGTAACGTGCTTCATAATCTAGAAGATAATCGTGTCCAATGTGAGTATCAAATGAAACAGAAAGAGCATCGGATAGAATACTAGGGATGCTATCACGATTTTTCTTTTCATCATTACCATCGGCAATATGAATAGATTCCATCAGAGCAAGATAAATTGCTCTATCTCTACACCACTTTTCAGTTGTGTCTACTAACCAATTAAATTCTGAAGGAACATCCTCAAGATAACTGATAATCTGAGTGATTTCCTTGAATGCATTATCATTAATATCTTGTCTCTTTTCTATTTCAATACAGAGAACTTCTTTTGTTGCAGGTTCATTATATTCCTGAACAAACTTCAATATCTCCTCAAAAATAATCTTTTGATGTGTATCCTCAAAGTAATCTTCTTTGATAAAAGGAACTACTTTACGGAGATATTCCTCATTAAAAAGAAGATTACGCAGAATCAGAATTTCAACTTTATCCATTTAAAATTTAATCAGTTTCCATAACTAAACTCTCGCTTAGCAATCTCATCAAGTTGTTCCATTACTTCTGGAGTGAAATAAACTTCGGGCTCTTTGAGAATTGCTTTAGCATAGACTTTTTTGCCGTCAATCTCGTAGCGTCCAGCGACGTTCTTCCAGATACCGCCAATCTCACCGAGTTCAAGAAGACCGTAATAACGATCAAGGCCACGCTCATCGTAATACAAACGTACCGTAACATCTTTGTTCTCCTTGCTCAGACGCGACTTAGCAGTCTTAGCTTTGATAAGATTGCCGACAATTTCTGTTCCGTCCTTTTCTTTCTTTTTGCTGAGATAAATGATTGTAGACGCTGCGTATTTGAGTCCGCTGCCTCCACCCATTTCTTTAGTTGGTACGTAAGCTCCGATAACATCGTAGGTGTGGTTGGTAACTATCATTGGAATGTTTGCTTGTCCCAACTTGAGTGTGAGCATACGGAATGCACCTTTGACTAATTGAGATTTAGTCATGTCACGAACTTGTTTGTCGTTCAGCGCATCAGTAATTTCTTTCTCTGTGGAAAGCATACCCAAAGAGTCTAGCACAAACATGCAAGGTTTGCGTTCTTCTAAGGGTTTCTTAAGGTATATATCTACTGCTTTGAGTGCTTTGCCACGAAACTCCTCAATTGTTACGACATTAACAACGACAAGACGAGAAGTGTCAATACCGCGAGACTCAATTAGAGATTTGGTAATAGCAGCCTCAGTGTCAAAATAGAGGCAGTAACCATCAGGATTGGAATCAAGGAAATTCTTAACCACAGCGAGAGAGAAGAAAGTCTTTCCAGTAGAAGACTCTCCAGCAATAGCAGTAATCTTATTCCCAGATACACCACCAAATACACTACCTGAAACCAGTGCGTTAAAAATGTACGAACCTGTGTCAACATATGTTTCAGTCTCATCAATGTCTGATGCAAGTTTGGTGAAGTCATCACCAATCTCTTTTACAATATCTTTAAGAAAATCCATCAAGCTACCATCCCGTATTGTTCACGAAGTATTTTTTTATAAGGCAAGTCTTGCTCACGCAATTCCTTTACCAGTTTAAGTTTTTGATACAGAGCAGTATCACCACCAAGAGCCATTGCATTCACGATAGTAGCAAGCTCTTTGTCATTAATAGGCAAATCCATTAAAAGAAAAACGATTCTAGGTTTACAGTTTTTTCGACATTCCAACCGATTGCATCCAAGATTGCCTTAAGTGGTTCTAAAAATGCTTTCTCAAATTGTAAGTCATAGTCAACGTACTTGTCAATTCCCAATTCCTTTGGAAATTCTTGAATGAAGGAAATGATATTTTCGTGAATGATATTTGGTTTTTTCAGATAGCAGAACTTAATTTTCTCACCATTCTGAATAAGAGAATACTTATTCGACAAATTTTTCTCTTTAATATAATGATTGAACAACAATGCACCACGAATATGAATTGGTGTTCCTTTTACATAAATGTCTGACGAAGACTTGTACTTAACAACATCAGACGCTGAACGAGGGAATGAAATATCTTCTGGGGGAAGGTTTTTAAATTCCTTACGACTCTTTTCGATAAAGTCAATTACATCATCTTCTGTTCCAGTCATAACCAGATTCAAAGCATTCTTAATCATCTTACGACATGGTGCAGGTGTAGATGATTTAACAGCTTCAATACCCATCATCTTCAGTTTGGGTTCCGAATATTGAACTCCTTCACTGTTCCAGACATTGAGAATGTATCGCTTCTTCGCAGTCCAAATACCACGATCAGCAATATTCTCACGCTTCATCTGCATCTTCTGATCATATGCCGATACATAGTCCGCAAGTTCCTGGTAAGATTGTTCAATGAACGGTTCAAACTTATCTTGACAGATCTTATCAAGAATTTTGACGATTGACTCTTTATCGTCAGACTTAGAAGCAAAAAATTTATCAACAAGAGGTCCAAGATTAAGATAAATCGAATCAGTATCTGATGCGACAACATAATCGACATCTTCTGTTTGCAAAAGATTATTTAGATATTGATTCATCTTACCCTCAATCCAACGGATAGAGACTTGTCCAGAAAGAGTAATAGCCTCTGCATTTGCTAGTTTGTAATACCTGAAGTATTGATTGCCAATAGCACCATAAGCAGAGTTAAGAGAAATCTTTTTCGCCATTTGAATGTTGTTACAACGGGCGATTTCTTTTTCTAGTGCTTTAGTCGGAGTCTTCTCATACTGCTGTTTTGCTGCAAGCATTTTCTTCTTGAAGATAACCCTATCGCCATACATCTTCTCCATCAATTCTGGAAGGAATCCACGGACATCTTTGCGGAACATTGCACCATTAGCACAGATTGCATTATCCTTATACAACACAAAACTAAGTTCCTCATTCAGAATCTTATCTACTGTCACCGTAGGGTGCCTTTCATCAAGAAGAGTTTCTGGAGAAATGTTGTATTGCATGATGAGGTGTGGGTATAGAGAGTTCAAGTCAAAGCTCACAACCCAATCATACTTGCCAGGAATAGGTTCTTTAACATATGCACCAGCATACTTTTCATTCTTATCAGAACGAACTTTAGGAGGAATAACAATGTTTCTCTTCTTCAAGTAGTTGTAGATAATATTGTCCCACATTCTTACTTGATAGAACACGTCAACATAATTCACCTTGGCATCATAAGCCATGGTGAGAGCGAGTTCAATCAGTTTCATCTTGTCTTCTAGGCGATCGACAAGTTCCACGTCAACGATGTTATATTCAATAAACTTTTGCCAACCTTGAGTATAGAAGTCCTTAAAGGTATCAAACTCAGAGTGATCGAGTTTCTTCTGTCCAAGTTCTACTTCAGCAATATAATCAAGACGATATGATTCTTGTGCTTTATAAGTAAACTTCTTATAAAGATTAAGATAGTCAAGTTGAGTCACACCACCAACATCAAAGGTTGTGTGTCTACGTCCTTTAACAAAGGCTTCACCCTCACTTACAAGTCCCCAAGGAGAGAAACGTTTCATCAGTTTCTCACCAAGAACCCTATTGAGTCTCTTGCAGATATAAGGAATATCATACATCTCAATGTTCCAACCAGTAATCACATCTGGAACATCAACCATCCAATAGTTAATGAAGTGATTGAGAAGTTCATACTCACTTGGGCAGTGATGATAGGTTACATTACTCTGTTTATTATTAAAGGGTTTAACTCCCCAAGTAATAATCTTCTTTGTAGTGTAGTCCTGAATAGTAATGGCAAGGATTTCTTCTGAACAAGATTCAACATCAGGGAATCCTTGCTCAGAAGCAACCTCAATATCAAGAGTGACTAGTTTGATTTGACTAATATCAAACTTGATTTCATCTTCTGGATACTTCTCAGAAATATATTGATAGATGTACCTATCGTTTCCGTAAATGGCAAAGCCATCTACCTCATCATATTTCTTGTAGAACTCCCGACAATCCCGAACAGTTCCAGGATTAACTTCTTCTACAGATTCACCATTTAGCGTTTTATACTTAGATTCTTTTTTTGTCTTTACATACAAAGTGGGAAAAAATTCATCACGATGTTCATACCTTTTCCCATTATCAACCCCCCGAACGAGGAACTGATTGCCAATCAATTGAACATTAGTGTAAAAACGCATTACTTAATCAAGTCCTGATATTTTTCAAGTAGGGTGGGCATAGGATCTGCAAGAGTTATAATCTTGTCAGAGCTCATCATAAATGTATCTTGCTTTGTGTATTCTAGCAAGAATGGTTCCAGGGTGCTTCTATCTTTAATTACAAAAGGATTTATCAGTTTACAATCAGGTTCTCCAATATCAGCACCAACTTCTTCAATCTGACTGATTAGAATCTGATTGTTCGTCAGAACCAGAACTTTGATTATCTTGTCCATACGTTAAAACATCCTCAATGTACATTTGTTTTAGTTTTTCTTTTGGTTCAACCATAGTTACCAACCAATCGGCAGGAACGGGAATGGTTTTATCTGAAGTGAGTGGCATCCATGGAAACAAAGATACCTTAAATGAAGATTTTTGCTCTGCTTCAACTTCTTCAGTCAAAACCTGAGAATCTCTGAGTTTAACAATACATGGTTTGTGAAGGAAATATCCAACTACTCTTTTATCTTCACCCTCACCAGAAGCCATTTCTGCAACATCGGCAATAATGTCTTCACCAGATTTCAGTAATACAAGTTTGATTGTCATAGAATACATTAACCTCCATTTATTCTACCAATAAAAAAGAGGGGCGTCAACTGGATTTTGCCAGTTGCCCCTCGTGGCATAGCGCCGACGATATTCGTTATTATTTAGAGATAATCCTTACGGGCATGATGCTCTGGAACTATTTTTCCGAGGACGATTCTGAGGAGTCCGTCTTCGAAGGTGACTTCCCGTACTTCTGTGTCGTCGGATAAAGTCCACGCTCGTTGAAAACTTCTTTGAGCCAATCCCTTGTGGACAAACGTCTTTTCGGATTCGGTGTCCTCCCGTTGCCCCTCGACAAAAAGTTTTCCATACTCCGTGAAGACATTGACCTCTCCTTTCTTAAATCCTGCTAGTGCAATCTCTAAATGAGATTCTACATTATTTACCTGAATTAGATTATAAGGTGGGTAATTCTTTGTAGTTTCGTGAAGATTAAATAGACGATCGAAGTATTCGTCCATACCAATGCTGTTGCGGGTAATCTTATCCATCAGGTTATTAAGATCCGCAGCAGTATAACGCTGAATGTTCATTATGGTAGCTCCTTAAAAAAGCGAGTTTGTGTTGTGTGGATCCTTTCGGCATCCACTACTAATTATACAAGAAGACAAAAAAAGACGGGTAGTGAAACCCGTCATTTTGTAGCGTATATTCCGTATGTAGCGTGTCGCGCACGAAAGGCGACTTACTATTTATGCTTCTTGCTCTTGAGTTTTACCCTTCTTACCAATGTTATACTTCTGCTCAAGAATCCAATCGCCCTTATCCTTATAAGCAAGAACCTTGATTTGATTCAGAGGAGCAATATCAACAACACTATCCTCTTTGACAATCGTAATCAATCCCCAGTCTGCAAGCAAACGTGCAATGCGATTACGACGCTGAACATCATTCACTGTGAGGTTAGCGTGTTTGCCATCAAGTGCAAACAGTTCCTTAAAGTGAACAATAAAATATCTACCCTGTTTATGCAGGATATGGCATGATTGATAGAGTTTCTTCTCTTTGCGTGATGCAACTCCGATGCGGGTTAAAGTCTCACGGACTTTAAGGAAGTCATCAGGTTCATTAAGAATTACCTCCACCATCTGGTCTTGAGACCACTGTACTGTAGGTTCTACCGTAGTAGTCATTTTGTTCCTCCAATGTCAAGTCGTTGTTTAATAAAAGTGATTTGTTCGTTTGTCAGGATTTTCAGTGCTTGGGATGCTTTTTCATTACTATAACCATAGTATTGTTTTACACATTCTAAGTCGGTGACTTTATCCTTACGGAGCCAAGGAGAGAATCTCTTCTTTTTCCTGAGACTATTTAGATAAAATGAATATTGCATATCTTTTTCTAGGAAATGATACTTATTCATTTCATTTGCAAACAAAACACAATCAAGATGTCCAGAGAGACAACGATTGATAATATATGGAGGATAGGATTTGATATCCTCTGACAAATCTTCTTTTGTAAAGTTAATTGAGTTCAGCCAATCTTTGAGTTCCATTATCTAATAATCTGAATGTCGTCATCTTCTGTCCAGAGTTCAACCTTATCTCTGAACCTACCTTCCTCTTTGAGTTTCTCATATCTCTTCGTTGCTTTCTTTTTCCACCAAGAGATAATATTATCAAGATAAAACTTATCCCAGTTCTGTCCACGAATAAGTTCTTCTTGCTCACCATTGATTACTTCGCGGATATTTGAGTATCCGTAGTCGGAAATATAAAATCTCTTCTTTTGAGTAATACTAAATGCAGAAGCAAGTGTTGTATTGAACAACTCAAGTTTCTCCTTATCCTGAAGAGAGTTGCGGATAATAGAAATCATCTTTGTCTGACGCTTCATCTTCTTAGAGGAAGCACTGTTGTCAGTCAAAGGAGTGTTGTTGTTCAGATAGGTGAAATGATCATGCAGTTTATGAAACACATCATCATGAAGAAGCGGTAGAAACTTACTCTCAGTCAGTCCCTTGTATCTCATGAATGGTTTGAGTCCGTCATACTGAGAGGCATCAGTTACAGAACCATAAAGAGACGTTGTTTCAAATAGTCCAATGTCCTTCTCAAACTCCTCATTAAGGCGCTCTCTGGCATAGTGAGAGCAGCACAGAAGGGCAAGGAGTTTACCGCCCAGGTAATTGTAGCCAAAGGGTTGTGCAGGCACGATTACGAACCCCATAGCAGCATGACGATTGAAGATACTCAAGTCAGGACACTTACCCAACCAAAGATTCCTAGGTTTGGAATTAATCGTTGGAGAACCGAAACGAATGAATCCAAGAATCTTTTTAGTATTCTTCTCAAAGATAACCCACTTCAGTTCTCTACCAGGAACATTCTGCTCATTATTATGAGAAGAAACTGCAGCAAGAAGTTCAGTAAAATACTCCTGAGATACTTGAAGAGAACCACCTTTAACTTTTCCACCAACACGGACAATTTCAAAGTCCATGTCTTCTGGATGAATGTCTTCATTGAAGAACTCATCCTTAAGAGAAAAGATTCGGCTAGTTCCAGACACTACGTTCATTTTGACAAAACGCATGTAGTCTTCAATATTTCCCATATGGGAAAAGTATTTGATAAATTCATCTGCTGCCCATACAGCAGTCTCTTCAGAAACTATCATTCACACACAACATGAATAGCGGTTGATTTAGTTGCTTCTGCCATCTGACGATAGCCCGTTCCAACGTAGATTTGTCCTGCTACAACAGTAACAGTACAAATACCCCAGAACACATAATACCAATGAGACTTAATTTGTTTAATCATTTGAATTCACACTCCACCATAATTTCAGTTAAAGCCGCTAGAAGATTGATTTCTTGATCGGCAACAAATGCGATCTGATACTGATACTTAGCAATAATAAGCACAGCAGCAGGAATGCTAGGGTTTTCAAGGGATGTAGTAAGAGCATCGTAAATGCGACGCAATAGTACACCAGAATCATTGTCCAGGTTATTGACAACCCATTTACGAACTTCAGCAAAGTTCTTTTCCTTAAGGTTCTTAACCAAGTCATTTACTTTTACATCACTAAAAGTTGCAAGAATGCCCGTATTGATTTCTCCTCCCGACGAATAGCGTTGGCACTCATTAAGGACTCGTCGCCAATCGGGGAAATGTTTGTTAATAAGTTCAAGGAGGACTTTTGTGTCATACTTGACACCCTCTGCCTGTAGAATTTCCTGAAGGCGTCCATAAAAACCTGCAGCCAACTGCGCCTTCTCTTTCCCTTTGATTGAGAAGTCAACGACGGCACATCGGGAGTGAAGAGGTTCAATGATTTTGTTCTTGTAGTTGCAGGTGAAGACGAATCTGCAGTTGCCACTAAATTCCTCAGTAAACGCACGTAGGAGGAGTTGTACGTCGTTTGTTGTGTTATCTGCCTCATCAATGATGATGACTTTGTGTTTAGCAGTTGACGAAAGCGATACGGTCGAAGCGAAGTTCTTCGCATTGTTTCGGACAGTATCAAGGAATCTACCTTCGTCGGATCCATTGATGACATATACATCTACTCCAAGTTCATTACACAGTGCTTTTGCTACGGTTGTCTTTCCACACCCAGCAGGCCCTGCAAGGAGCAGATTAGGAACTTCCCCCTTATCTAGGAAGTCTTTAAAAGTTTTCTTTGTTGCATCGGGAAGAATGCAATCTTCAATAGTTTTGGGTCGATACTTCTCAACCCAAAGAAATTCATCACGACTCATAATTTATACCCAATCAGGTTTACGCTGTGGCATACGAATATAATTATCGCACACCCATGGTTTAGAAGCAATATACATTTTGTAAGCAGTGAATGTATCAATGCTGTCATCATATTTGAATTCGTCAGGCATAGCTCTGGCGAATGGTGTTGTCTCTTTTCCGCTGCGTCCTTGAGGATCAGCATACGGAAAGATTTCTCTTGCTGCAATCAGAGTTTTGAAACAAGTGTGATGTTTACCATAACGGAGTTTGTATTCATCACACAATGCAATACCGTGCTGAATAAGCCATTGCCAGTTGTTAACAAACTCCGATGCCCATTTGGTGCAGGGGTGATTACGAAAAGCACCCTTCTCAGTGGCATAGGGAGTACCGTCTGCCTTAGGAAGAGTGCCGAATCCATGTCCCCATTTGTCTGATGCTACGATAGCAAGCATCTGACAGGTTTCTAAAGGCATCTTGACAATATGCTTGTCAGGAAGAACTCTTGCAGAAGTCCAGGGATTAGGAGATGTTACGAAAATGTTCATTCTAAAGGGCGAATAAATTCATTCATAATGATGTCGGTTGATTCCAACATCTTTTGCATATATTCTACACCCTTTTCTGGTGTAGTGTGATCGCCACAGGTAAAAGCGTCACATACTGCCATACTTTTCTCTGGCCAAGTATGAATGCTGATGTGAGACTCAGCAAGCATAGCGATACCAGTGAAACCCTGTGGTTCAAACTTGTAAACAGACAGGTTAAGGAGGGTTGAATTACATTCTTTTGCTGCATTATACAACATTTTTCTCATGTAATTTTCATCCTCCATCAACTCAACATTGCAACCTTTCAATGTAAAGAGGATATGTCTCATCAAGCAAACGTGGAATCAGGTTCCAGAGCGATATAGTAAGTAAGATCGTGATTCTTAGAAGCAAATCGTGACAGGAGTTTCTTGGAAACAACAACTTCATAAGTTCCAGGAAGAACTTTGATGTTTTCTACCTTGAAATTGAAGGAGAACTCAGAATCAGTTTCACCAACAACAATTGCAAAATCGTTAGAAGTTTCGTTCTTCTTATCACGAACAACCAGTTTGACAACACCAGCTTCACCAACAGCAGAGATATCAGGAAGTTGATACACTGCTGCTGCCTTGAGCAGTTTGTCCAGTTGTTCAGTGCTCACTTCAAAGCAAACATCTTCACTAGGAAGAGTAATGTCTTTGTCGGGAGGAGTGACGATTACATTAGGATCTGCGAAGAAATACTTAGAACGCATTTTACCTTCACGGATAACGACATAACCATCGTTACCAAAATCAAGTTCAGGGCTTTGGTGAAGAGTCAAACCATTCAAGAATTGATTCAAGTCATAGATACCAAAATCTTTAGAGAACTCTTCAGTAATCGTTGCTTCTGCAAGGATGTTCTTCATCACACTAATAGTGCGAAGTTTGCTACCTTCTTTGAACAGAATAGACTGGTTGATAGAAGAGAAGTTCTTGAGAACAGAAAGGGTTTTATCAGAAAGTTTCATAGGGTTGCGAATTTTCATTACAAAGGCCAGCGAAGTGATAGAGAAGAATGCAGTAGTGAATTGCTTTTAGAATGTCCTGCTTGGACTTTCCATTCTTCTTTCCAAAGCGAGAAAGATATTTAATTGCATTGCTGCGACAGAATGGTTCTGCATCACCAATACCTTCAATCAAATCAAGAGTCTGAGTCTTGGATTCTTGAGAGGCATAGTGAGCATTGTAAGTGCCACCAAGATAATCACGAATCTCTTTGAGGATTACATCCTCATGATACTTCCAGAAACCATTCTCATTGGTAGGTGCTTTAGGAAGTTCAGGTACATCATTCATGTTTAATTTAAATGTTGAAGAATCATAGGGAGAGGAGAAAGTAATAATATCTTCTTCCATACCACCAGGAAGAAGACTTCCAATGTTTACTGTATCTGCAGCGTATGGGCCCAGATTTCCATCCTCCTCCCAGAAATCACTCCAATCTCTTTCGGTTGTTTCACTTGCACCACCAATAATGGTGATATCATCATTTTCAGACATAGTGCTGTAAGTCATAATAACCTCTTTTCAATTATATCAAAGTTGCGATTGCTCGTCAATGGCAATGGGCATTTGGAAATCAGCATCCACTTTGTCATACAACTCCAAGAATGCCTGTTTGGTTTCATCATCAAAACGGTTTACGCAAACTTGGATTGCTTTTGCTTTATCTTGGAAGATGCTAAAAGCACGAATGATATGAACCAAACGACGAGTGCTGATGATTTCCTCAATACCACCATCGTAGAAAGTCTTGCGGATAATATCTCCCCAGTCCACCAGACGCTTACAGAAATCCTTGTCTTCTACACCCAAGTCCAGAGCAACACCTTCAAGGATTTTCTGCTCAGTTGCAGGGGCAGGATAGGACTGCTCAAATGTCACAGGAAAACGCTCAAGGAATGCTTCATTGAGAACATTAGTGCCAATGAAGCGCCCATCATCAGAACCTTTGCCTTTAGTGTTAGCAGTGGCAATCACATTGAAACCATCAGTAGGAACAATGTGCTTACCAATCTTCTTCAAGAACACTCCCTTTCCTTCAAGGATTGATTGAAGGCAAAGAATTTTGTTGGAAGCCAAGTCAATCTCGTCAAGCAGTAGAATCGCACCGCGCTCCAGGGCTTCGATGACTGGGCCATTATGCCAAACAGTTTCACCGTTGACGAGACGGAATCCACCAATGAGATCATCTTCATCAGTTTCAATAGTAATGTTTACACGAATCAGTTCACGTTTGAGTTGAGCACACGCTTGCTCCACACTGAACGTTTTACCGTTACCCGAAAGGCCCGTAATGAACGTAGGATAGAAGAGACGGGACTGAATAATTTTTTTAATATCACCAAAGTTACCAAACTTGACGAAGGTATCATCTTTTGCAGGAATAAGGTTTTGCTCTACAGGAGGAACTACAGCGGGTGCTTGGAAGGTACGTTCGATTTCTTCCACCTTTTGTTTTGTCACTTCAAGATTCCATTTACCACGGCCAACTTTGTAGTCATCAATCTTCTTGGTTACAGTTTGATAGTTGGAATCATTAATATTACACCAGGCTTTAATGTCAGCACTGGTAATGTTGTTACCATAAAGTGCTTGAAGAGAAGTGCGGATATAATCAGAAGAAAGTGCCATGCGTGTTTCGTTTGAACTTCTTTATTATAAGGCAGAAAGGGGAGTTCTCACCCCCCCTCGTGTCACTTCCCAGACTGTCCATACTTGTATCGCATAGCTTGTAGCAAATATGCTTGCGATAAAGATTTTGCTCCTTCTTTGAGAATTTGTATTACTTTAGGATCTTTTTCTGATGCGATTGCAATTTCTTTCCAGTTTTCTTTCATGCCACTAGAGAAATGAATTCACCAAGAACTTTCTTATTTAGTTTCTTGGTTTTGAGAGATTTGACAAATGCGGATTTGATTTGAGACTTGGTAGCATCCTCAGCAACTTCAAACTCAGTATCTTGAGCCAATGCAGTCGCGGACAATCCAAAGTATGCATCATATCCAGAGTTGGTAATAGTAAAACTCCTAAGTTTCCTCCAGTCACTTTGAATTTTATCATACTGCTTGTCTGCCTGAGAATGATAGAGTTGAATGAACCGATTAGCATTTCGACTTTCAAGAACTCGAATACCAATAAAGTTCATATAGGGAAAATTATCCTTCAGATTCTTGAGAAGAGTATCAGTAAATTCATGATACCCATAACCAACACTATAAGTTGTTCCAAGTTTACGATCGCGAAGGAAAGACTTTCCAGGAATCAACCTGCGGCAGCCGATGTAACTTTGTTTTTCCCAATGGCGGTTTACTTCTGCATGATAGGGAATTTGATTTGCTTCACCATCAGTCAGAATAATGCACTGAACTTTCTGAAGTTTGTTTTCCTTTTGAAACTTTGGAAGAATCTGATGAAGAGAAATCACTGCTTCATTCAAGGGAGTTCCAGAAAGAGACATACGGTTAGAATAAGTATACAAACAACGATAGTTGTTCGCAAAACAAACAGCAAGACGCCAAATATTGAGCATTTGATTTTCAAGTTCTTTGCCAGAAACTTTACTGGTAAGAATGTTCATCATAGAGAACATTTCTTCAACGTTAAGCAATCCTTCTTTTTTCTCATAATGAGGAGTTACTTCTACAGCAAGATGCTTACCAGTTTCATAATCAAATTCACTGCGACGCCATTCACCAGTAAAAGCATAAACTTCAAAAGGAATGGCAACTTTCTTACAGAACCAAACAAGATTGAAAAGTTGCTTGCAGGTGTCAGGCATCACCTCAGCCATTGAGCCACTCCAATCAAGAACGAATACCAATCCATGATTCTTACCATCAGCAAGAGTGGTAACCTTCTTAAAGAGGTCTTCATTGTACTTGTAGGTATGAAGTTTGGTGCAGTCCAACACACCAGTGCGGGCAGTGGTGGCACGGGCATAGGAGTCTGCTGCCTTACGGCACTCAAACTCTTTGACCAGATAGTTGACTTCTTTCTGGGCAGACTTCTTGAACTTGTAGAACTCAGTATCAACTTGATTAAAAAGATTTAGAGCGGGAAATCCTTTCTCTTCAGCATGTTTCTTATGATTTTTTTCTTGATGCAGAAAAGAATTATTAATCTCTTTATGCACGTCAGAGTTTTTAGCAATAATGGTATCAAGATTCACTTGAGGAATCTCAACATAAACGTTGTCACAACCTTCGCTGTTCACAAGATCACGAAGTTTTTCTTCCAAGGAATCAGCAGTACGAACTTCAGGCTCACCACTGTTTCCAGCAGAACTTGAGGGAATTCCATCATTATTAGAAGCACCACTATCACCCTCAGAATCTTGAGGAGATGACTTATCACTCTCACCCTCTTCTTCTGAAGAGGAACTATTGCTCTCTACAAGTTCACTAGCAGGAGATTGAGAATCTCCTTGTTGTTCTTGAGAATCAATATCATCGACTTTCTCTTCATTCTCTTTTTGTTGCTTACAAAACCTATAAAGTTGTTCAGCAACAATCAAAACGTCAGCAAACGTTTCAGTTTCAGCAATCATATTGATAATCTCCATTTCTTCACCATTCTCAATAGGAATGTCAACATGACTACCAATCTTAAACCAAAGATTGGCTCTATCAGCAAGATTCATTTTAGAGATATCTTCACCTTCAAGGGAGAAGAAATCAGAATCACTAAGTTCTTTATATCCGTTGAAAAATGATTTTGCAAGTCCCATATACTTGCGCTTCATCAATTTCTCAACGCGAGCATCTTCTACAATGTTCACAAACTGAGGAGGAACTTTCACTTCCTCCAACCAATTCTCATCAGGAGTAAACAATGCATGTCCAACTTCGTGTCCAACCAACAAATCATACACAACATTACTTGCTTTCTCCCACAGAGGAAGAGTCAGCACACGAGTATGAACATTGAATTGAGCCGTCTCAACCCTACGGTGTTCAACCACCAAATCTTCAGTAGCAAGCAGTTTGGCGAGTTGAGATTTGATTTCGTGTTGAACAGCCATGATTCTCGTTTCGTATGAAGCCATAATACGACGAAACCGCCCCATCGGAGCGGTTCATGTGACGCTTTTTAAAGTGGCGTAATGCTTCTCGCCTTGCTCTCATTGCCTGAGGTTTAAGGCGACGTTTCTGTTCCTTCTTACTGTGGTGTTGCCAGTTCGGGGTAGAGTTTGCCAATGTCCTGACGATAGAGTTGCCTTATATTATCTATGAGAGCAGGTGTCTTGTCAAGCTTGTTACCTTCATTTCTTTTTGTGTATATCAATTCTTGATTCATTGATACTTGTATTTCTAATATATGACTCAACCATTCTGAGAAATCATTTCCAAATCCAGCCTCAAACTTCCAAACATGAGTTTTATCTGATAGAAAATCAACTTGATTTCTAAACCAATTTCTTGATTCCTCTAAAGGATAGTTTTCAATCATAGAAAAGAACTGCATAGGATCTTCCATCAATTCTTGGATATCATTCCCATATAAGTGAGTGAGAAAGAATGAAGAAGATATGAATCTTTCTACTGGATTTCTAATAATAGAAACGTGAGGTATGTTCTTTACATCTAAGTACTGTTGATAATACTCCCTATGAAAGTGAGCAACTTCAATACCATTAATGCTCTGATACATGTTAGAGACGTTTACTTTATCGTCCCATATCCAACCTTGAGATTCTAGGTTTCTTTCAATAAATCTTCCAGCAGTTCTTGGAATATGAATAAAGAAAAATCTTTTTCCTGTTTCTACATGTCTAAATGTAGCCATCAAGTAACATGCCAGTCAATTACTTTGCGAATTTGCTGATTATATTTCCAAATTTCTTTTAGAAAATCTGAATTGATTTCATTGTTTTCCATTTGAACAATCAGGGAGTTCAAATCTTTAGGGAAACAAGTCCCACCAAATCCTCTGTCACCATCAATACCAGGAACTTTAGTATGAGATTCTCCGATTCTACTATCAGATTTTACTCCCATACAAACTTTATCATAATCCATTCCTAATTTTTCACACATATCATACATCTTGTTAAAGTATGCTACCTTAAGTGTTAAGAATGTATTAGAAAAATATTTAATCGCTTCACTTTCATCGGAGGATACAATAATATTTGGAATATGCGGAAATATCTCAGCAAACATTACCGCAAATTTATAACAAATGTCGTAATCCCCACCAATTACATTACGCTCAGAATTTCTAAAATCTTGAACAGCATTTCTTGCTGTCAGAAATTCTGGATTATGAATAACTTTATATTTTTGAGAATATTTTTTTGTCGTTCCAATCGGAACAGTAGATTTGATGACAAAAATTCCATTCACTTCTTCAGGAAGGTTTTCAAAAAAGTTATTCAAAATTGAAGTATCACATTCTCCCATGCTTCTCATTGGTGTCGGAAGACACACAAAGATATACCTCTGTTGCAGAACTTCTTCTAGAGTGTTGAGAGATCGATTCTTGTCAACATCAAAAACTCTGCACTCTAATTTGTCTCTGAAATTTTGATAAACAGCGTTACCAACAAATCCATTACCTACAATTCCAATCATACAGCCATCCTACTGAATCCTTTAATTTTCTCAAATCTAATACACTGATCGAATCTGTCTTCCATCCCTTGCTTGTGGGAGATGACAAATACATTTGCATCTTTGATAACGAAGCGGATGATTTTGAGAAACTCTTCTGTCCCAAAGCCATCGAGTGATGAATCAAATACCTCATCCATGATTAAAAGATTTGTATTGACTGAGTTCTTCATTCTCGCAACTTCTCTCCAAGTGAAAAGAAGTGCTAAGTCAATTCTCATCTTCTCCCCTTCACTAAAAGAAGCATAGGAGAAATCTTCATGGATAGGTGACTGGACGGTTTCGTTAAATTCCTCATCAAGTGTGAAGTTAATATAGAAATCCATCATCTGAAGATAACGGTTAACTTGCTGATTTATCAGCGGTAGGTACTTCTTAATGATTTTGGATTTTACTCCACCGTCTTTAAGCAAACTATACGAAAAATCGTAGTAGTTGATTGTGTCTTTTTTAGAAGCGAGCTCGTCGTATGTAGTTTTTAAGTTTTTATTGAAGGATTCTAACTTCTCATGTTCAGAATTTCGGTTTGCAAGGTTCTCGGTAAGAACTTGAATTTCATGTTCAATATCTCTGATTTGTCTCTGACATCCAGAAATCTTGATATTGTTTTGAGAAATGCCATTAGTTAGTTTTGAAATCTCCTTCGATAGAGCAGTGAATTGACGCTCTCGCTCCTCTTCCTCTTTAATTGCCTCCTCCAGTTCTTTGTAACCAGATTGCAACTCCTTTGCTTTATCTTGAGCGTCCTTAATTCTATTTATTCTAAACTCCTCTTCGATGGACTGTGTGCAAGTAGGGCATACCGTATTCTCAGTAAAGAACTTATGCTCTTTCGTAATTGCAGATACTTTCTGAGAAATCTTACCCTTAAGGTTTCCCAACTTGCGAAGTTTCTCTGTAGCTCCGATATGTTTTTCTAGTTGTTTTTCTAATAAATTCACATTATTAGAAATCTCAATATTTTCATTGATAGTATTGTTTTCTTCTGCAAGAAGTTTTTGAATACTAGTTTCTTTGTCTTTGATATTTTCTTTACCACGATTCTCAAGCTCTTCAATAAAGTTCTTCTGCATTTGAACTTTATCTAGAAGAGATTCTTTCTTCAAATCAAGAACTTTGATATCTTCTTTGATAAGACGAATCTTGTCTTTAATTACAGAATTCATTGAAGAAAAGATTTTGATGTCGAGCAAATCTTCAATCACTTCTCTACGATTAGCAGCAGTTAGTTGCATAAAAGGAACAAACGTGCTACTACCCAGAATCACAATCTGAGTGAATGACTTGTAATTCATTTTCAGAACATTCTGCTCCAACCACTTCTGTTGATCTAGAGCAGCGGAAGCTTGATCGAGAAGAGAATCATCTCGCCATACTTCAAAAATATTAGGTTTGATTCCCCTTACAACTTTCCATTGAGTTCCACCAATAGAAAATTCAACTTCAACTCTACAGTCCTTTTCATTTACAGAGTTAATTAGTTGAGGTTTATTGATTTTACGAAAAGGCTTACCAAACAAAGAAAACGTAAGAGCATCAAGAACGGTTGACTTACCAGCACCGTTCGTACCAATGATTAAGTTTGTATTGTGTTTGGTAAAGTCTAGTTCAGTAAACTGTTGTCCTGTACTAAGAAAATTTTTCCAACGAATTTTTTCAAATAAAATCATGTTCAGTTCTAGGAGGAATTACAAAGTCATTTTTAGTAATGATAGCATATCTATAATCACTCATCTCGCATGTCTTTATCATTATTTCATCTTCAATCTCAATCACATGCATTTCTGGACTTCCGTCTTCTTCCAACATCATGGCAAACCTAACGGCATCATCTTCCTCTTCAAAGAGATAAAGAATTTGTTCTCCTTCTTCATTCTTTACTGAATATGCGCCTTCAGTTTCTTTTCCATGAATTGTTAGAATAAACATTACACTAGTTCACAAGCTTCTTGATATATCTCCTGCATCATTCGCTGAACAACTGATTTATCAAGATTAATTTCTGCCTCCTGAATATATCTATTCAAGATAGAAAGGGTGTCTTCTGACTCAAATGCTTCAAACTCTTCAGATTCTTCAATTACAAAATTTTCTACAACCTTTAAGTCAGAAACATTAGAAGCATAAAGTTTATCAATGAACTTTTCAAATTGCTTGGTATCAGTTTTTTTACGAACAATAACCTTTACAATTTTGTTCTCATATTCCCTGGTATCAAATGTTTGGTAGTTTGTATCCTCATAGTAGATGCTATAGAACATTCTATAAGGATTATTGATTGGAGTGTGTTCTAACGTTTCAGTATCAAAGATGTGGAAACCTCTTTTATCATTCAAATCATTCCAATACAATTCATATGGATTTCCTAGATAAAAGATTCTTCCGTTGTCCGATCGAGTGTGATAGTGTCCCGAGAAGACATGACTGAACTTCTCAAATAATTTGCTCTCCATACCGTGTTCCATGACGATACTTTTATTAACTCTAAATCCTTGTAGCTCAAGGTGCCCCATCGCACATATGCTAGATGTAGTTTTAATAGATGTGAGAGTAGTTTCATAATTTTCTTGATTAATCCAGGGTATAAAAAGAACTTTAAGTTTATCTAATGTGACTTCAGTTGGTTCGGAATATACGGTTACATTGTCATATTCACGTAGAAGTAAATCTACAGCATTTACTTCATTTGTATTTTTATAATATGCAGTATGATTTCCAACAATGGTATGGACAGTTACTCCCATTGCTTGGAGTCTATCGTAATAATTATTCTTTGCCCAAGAAAGTGCTGAGAAATCAATACCTTTGCGACTGTCAAAGGTATCACCCATATCAATTACAGTTGTGATACCTTCTTTTTTTAGTGTAGGAAAGAATACGTTCTCATAAAACTTCAGAAAGTAATCATGAAAAAGTTTTGAATTCTTTCTTGCACCGAAATGCTGATCGGTAATAATTGCAACTTTCATTAACCGCGCAGTTTTGAGTGAACGTTGTCCTTAATGCTATTGTAGTCGGAATAGTTAGAGCCGTCAAGTGTATTGCTATCATCAAACACTTCACTGAATCCAGACTTCTCAAGGATTTTGTTCTTGATTTCTAACTGACGCTTTTCTCTTTGGATACGACGAAGGAAAGCATAGTGAATGATTTGGGTGAAGTATGCAAAGGGGTTCTGTGACTTCTCTGGATTGAAGTTGTGAATGTATTGAACACAGTTCTCAATCCCATCAGAAATCATATCCTCTTTGAACATGTAGTTCACGAAGTTTGGTTTGAATGATAGGTGATTAGCAATCTTCAGGAAACACTCACCAATGTAGCGGGGAATAGGAGGCTTAGTGTCCCATCTCTGAGAGCGATCTTCTTTGGTTGGTTCTCTACCATACTTCTTGATAAAGGCAATCTCAACATCTTCACGATATTTAATCAGTGCGGAGAGAAACTCTTTATTGTTTACGTAGTGCTCTGACCTCTTTCTTTTGGCCATAACTGCTGTTGATATCATTAGTTTATCTCATAATATGTATGAATTATACCATTTTTAAAAATGCTTGACAAGTCCTCAAATACTCAGTAGAATACCTTTGTTAGGGTTGATAGAGATGGCTTAGCTACTCTTATAGAGCTTCTCTAGAATCTCTTTAGCATCATTGACATTAGAGACATAACCCATTGTTTTAGTAATATTCTTTTTATTAGTTCCTTTGTCTAAAGGTTCTCTTACGAAAGTTTGATACATCATTATCATTTCAATATCAGAAGATTCAGAGATAGTAAGAACATCTTCTAGATTTAAGATGAACATATCATCAGTTGTTGTTTTAAGCCAAGGTTCTAATGAATAACCAACAACACCTTTTCTTCCTGTTATTTCATTAACAATAATTGGATTAGAAACTATTAACATAGTTCTATCTTCTTCTTCAGAAGCTGCTACTTTAGCAAATATCTCTTCTCCTGTTTTTAACTTTATTGTTGCATAAAAGTCGTCTTCAATTCCCATTTTTCTTTAATTGAATAGTGATTATCTCATAGTTAAAATTCTCTTCATTGTATGTTTTAATTCTTTCAATAAAGTGATTAAGAGTATAATTTTTTCTAGTGTTATAAGTGCAATCGTCAGAGATATCGTAAAGAGTGGCTTTTACTTTGTCTTTTCCTTTTCTAAGAACTCGTCCAATACTTTGAAGATTTCTGATTCTGGACTTACTTGGAGAGGCAAAGATAACATTATGGAGGTTTTTAATATTGATACCTGTAGAAAAAGTTCCATAAGAGGCAACAATAATTGCGTTGTTTTCTCTCTCTGTAATCTCTCTGACTAATTCTCTTTCTTCAGCATCCACTCCACCATGAACAAAGAATACTTTACGTTCTTCACTAGTGTTACTATTTATTTGTTCGTAAAGTACTGCACCATGAGCTTCTACTCTTGCAAACAAAACAAGAGTATTGCCTTTTAAATCTAAAGTAAGATTACGAATGAACTTATTTCTCTGTTCGTGACCGATTAAATACTGTATCTCATCTTCATAAGTTTCAAACTTTTGTGGTGGGTGTTTAAGAACAAGACACTGAATGTCAAGTTGAGAAAGATGTCCTTGTCTCATCAACTCATCAGTTCTTGTTACCTTATACGATGGGCCAAATAATCCTTCAAGAACCCACTTGTGAGTTTGTGTACCATCTAATGTTCCAGTAAATCCAAATCTATATTTTGCATGATGTAGTTTAGTCATGATTTGTATTAATGATTTGGACTTGAAAAGATGTGCTTCATCACCTATAATACATCCATAATCTTCAAAAAAAGATCGCTCTAGTTTATATACTGACTGCCATGTGGTAATTGTCACTGGAGCATCATTACTCTTCTCTCTACCAGAATAGATACGGTGGCAATATGAGTCAGCATCCCAACCATAATCCAAAAAGTCCTTGTACATCTGCTCTACAAGAGATGTCGTCGGAACAACTAGAAGAATTTTTTTGCCTTTATCCACATAGTATCTTACGAGGGAATAAATCATTAGTGATTTGCCGCTCGCTGTGGGGCTTATCAATAGTTTTCTATTATGCTTTAGGGCACCATATACTCCCTCAATTTGATACTTCCTGGGAGTATGGACACAAATGGAATGCATATAATCCTTGACACCTTCATATGAGATATGTTCATTTTCCTCATATGGAGTTCCATAGAACTTATTGTCTTCAAACTTATAAGTATATCCGTATTGCTTACAGAAATTGACAATCTTATCTAAGAGTCCAACATAAATCTGTTTGGATCTCATATCATATAAATGAATCTCCCCGTTCCAGTTTCTATTTCTATATTGGGGCATAAATTTAGCCCCTTCCACTTGAAAGGTAAATTTATCTCTTAATTCGTATTCAATGTGTGGTTGTGTTTCTATTCTTAAAAATACTTCATTTGCTTTTTTTATAACAAGATCAGTAGTATTCATATTAAGATTCTATCTGGAAATATTTATCTCTTATATCCAGACTCTCTTCTTTTTTTATAGTATTCCTTTAAACTATCACTTCTCTTCTTTTTTTCTTCTTCTGTAAGTTTTCTTCCTTTTGTGTAACTATTGCCCTGCATTCTTTTTCTCATTTTTTCTTTAGTCTCTTCACTGTGAGAAAACCCGGTTAATCCTTTATTCCAAGGTTCTTTCCCTTTTTTTGAAAGAGACATTTTTAATTTTGCTTCTTCTGTATGATTCCATCCCTTTCTCCAATACTTATGATCAAAAGGTTCAAAATTATTGTCGTCAAAATCAAAATCTTTTAGAGAGGAAAATATATCATCCATACTTTGCATTTGTTACTTCAAATATTTATCTACCCTAGTCCAGCATTGAATCTCATGAACTCAATTGCATTCTTGATTTGATATGTGCGATTAGTAATCTGCT